CGGCTAAATTTAGATTTATGAATCTAGATGACGAGTATTATAAGCAGCCTGAAATATTCTACAAAAACTTAACTTTCAATTGTTTAATAATTAAAAACTAAAATAAAATGGCAATTTTAAACGCAACCGATGTTGTTATAACTATACACAACACAGCAGGTACAGCACACGGATCAGTAGTAGACAAACTTTTATTTGGTACTTCTGCTTCTTTATCTGTATCTAGAGACCTTAGAGACTCTACCAACAAAGCAAGTGCAGGATGGTCGGAATCATTAGCAGGTCTTAAGTCTTGGGAACTTTCAGGAGATGGATTTGTAGAATTTGCAAGTACAGCCGCAGACACTAAAAACGTAAAAGAATTATTTACTCAAATGGTAGCAGCAACTCCTGAAGTAACTGTAAAGTTTTCTGATGGTACTACTTACTATGTAGGTAACGCTTTTATTACTTCTTTAAGTGTAGATGCAGGTGTAGAAGAAAACGCAACTTACTCAGTTTCACTTACAGGCACAGGAGTCTTAACTCAAGGATAGTATTAACTTTTAAATCCATTATATTATGGCAATTAAAAACGCATCGGATTTATTAGTCTACAAAAAAACAAGCCCTGCTAGAGCTCAGGTTACTCGGATTAAGGTTAAGTCATCTACTCCTTTAAAGGATTTTACATCGGGTGAAAATGTTAGACTTAGCAACATTACTGATGCTAGTGGTGATATAACTGACGACCAAATTATATCAGGAATTAGCAATACAGGTAATAGCATTTTAACTATAACAACTGGTATGCTAAATTCTAGCTATGGATATACTAATGTTAGTTCTGTAGGCACAGATGGTGTATGGAAATATGTTGATGTAACAAACGGAGCAGATGGTCCTGTACCTACATTAGAATTTTTAGATGGTACAGCAGAGTTTAAAGCTGGTGCAGTCGAAATAGTTGTAATTACATCGGGTCAATCTTTAGTATATCAACCAATCGCTTATAGTACCTCTGCATCTATTGGTGTAAGTAAAGATTTGCGTGACATTACTACGAAAGACTCTCAAGGGTGGCAAGAAAACGCTAAAGGATTAGGTTCTTTTGAGTTAAGTACGGATGCTTTATGGGATGTAAACAACGCTGTTGGAGTTGAGTCTGCTACAGAAGATTTAATTGTAGGCGATTCAGTAGATGTTAAGTTTTCCGACAGAGTTCGCAACTTAATTGATACAGAAGAAGTTTATGGTTCTAGTGAGTGGATTCTTCCTAATACACAAAATATAACAAAACACCTTGAAGACCCTTTTAGTCAATTTACGGCAGCAGAATTAGCAATATCAACTAATACAGGTTATAGTGCATATATTTACAAAGCACCAATACAACTTGTAGAGGGTAAAAAAGTAACTTGGTCGTTATATTTAAAAGCATTTAGTGCTACTGCTAATAGTTCTAATTTAAGAATTAGAAGCGTAACCTCATCGGCAGGTAACGATATTAATTCTAGTATCAAAATAATAAGTGGATCAGGTACTGTAACATCAATAGATTCTGCTATAAAGAAAATAACAGGTTTAAGCACATCAAGTTGGACTAGAGTACAAGTAAGTAGTGACTCCGTAATATCGGGTGCTGATTTAGAAGGGGTACAATTTTATTTATACCCTGGAGCTCTTTACACTAACCAAACCACAGCAGACAAAATCATAACCGCTTCGTGGCAAGTTGAAACGGGTACAGACTCTTCGGATTATCAAAACCCGACTGAGGTAGATTGTTACCAAGGTAAAGCGTTTGTAAATAGTGTTTCTGTAGATGCAGGAGTCGAGGACAATGCAACTTATTCTGCTTCGTTCACAGGTACTTCGGAGATATTTTTAAATGGTTTAGGTCACGAGTTATTAGGTGACAACTACTTTGATGGTGTTGAAACTACAAGTGGGTTAAATAAATCCTTAGTTCCTAATTGGATTTTTTTTAATTTGAATTCAAATGCCCTAAGTTATTTCCCAAGTGCTGCAAGGTTTAAGTGGTCAAGTAATGCTAATACATATCTTATTTCTCATACTGGTAGTGCAAACTTAGATGTAATGGTTGTGGGTAAAGAGTATGAATTGACTTATACAATTTCTGCTTATGTAAGTGGTGAATTAACTTTTAATTCAGCAATAGATAACCCTACAATTCCTTTAACTGTTGGAAGTCATACAATTAGATTTACATCTGATCAAACTTATTTAAATATTGTCAAATCAGGTGCATCAGGTGAACTTACTATGAGTTACATATCACTTAAAGAAGTATTCTCTTAAACACTAATAAATTAAAAAAAAAGGAACAAAATGAAAAAGGTAGAAATAGGCGGTCAAGAACGACCAATCAGGTTTAGTTATTTAGCTTTAAAAGACATTTGTAATAAGTGTGGATTAAAGTTAAGCGAAATGAATCAGTTAGGATCGGAGATAGACCACATTGGTATTATCACATTCTTTGGATTAAAAGCAGGAGCTAAGAAGATTGGCGAACCATTTAAGTACAAAGTAGCTGATATTGAAGAATGGCTTGATAACGAGGAGTTCTCTAAAATCAACGAGATATTTGAGGCTTTTCAACTTGACCAACCTCAGAGCGAGGGAAAGTAGTCGAGGGAGAGGAGGTCGATAATGAATCGGGAGAAATCAACTGGGACAAACTCGAACAGATAGGATTAGGTAGAATGGGGTTAGGTTGTGATGAACTTTATAGCTTAACCCCACGAACCTTTAACAATCAGTTAATAGGCTTCAATAGTTATCAAGAACAACTAATGCAAGATAGGTGGGAGCAAACCAGGATGATAGTACACTCTACGATTGCACCACACTCTAAGAAGAAGATGAAACCTAGTGAGGTTCTTCCTTTCCCTTGGGATAATGATGAGAAGGCTAAGAAGAAGAAACAAAAAGAATTACCTTCAAGCGACTACATACAGTCCGTACTAAAACGATACGAAAACAATTAAATAGAATACAATGGGTGGAATTAAGACTATATCGATAATTGTAGCTGCCAATATAAAGGGGCTAGAATCAGGTTTAGGTAAAGCAAATAAATCTATAGCAGGTTTCGCTTCTAATGCTGCCCGATTAGGTTCTATGTTATCGTTTGGTATTACAGCACCTCTTACTGCTTTAGGTAAATCAGCCTTTAATACGTTTACTCAGTTTGAGGATAGTATGACTAGGGTACAAGCCGTTACAGGTTCTAGTACACAGCAAATTAAAATGCTTACTGATGAAGCTAAGAGGTTAGGTGCAACTACTCAGTTTACAGCTAGACAAGTAGCAGACCTACAATTAGTATTAGGTCGTAAAGGTTTTGATCCTACTGCTATAAAAGATATGGAGGGGGCTATATTAGACCTTGCTTTAGCGACTGGAGAAGATTTATCATTAGCAGCAGAAGTTGTAGCAAACTCTATAAACGCTTTTGGATTAGAAAGTGAAAAAGCAGGTAGTGTAGCAAATACATTAGCAAGTGCCGCTGCTAACTCATCTATACAACTTAGTACATTTGCAACAGCCTTTGGTCACGCAGGAGCTTCTGCCAAAGCAGTAGGTGTAGACATAGAGGAACTATCAGCAATGATGGGTGTCTTAATGGATAATGGTATTAAAGCATCTAAAGCAGGTACAGGTCTAAGAAAGATGTTTGGTAGACTAAATGAAGAAGGGATTGCTTTTGGAACTACTCTTGATAGATTAGCTTCAGGTGAAATGTCTTTAAATGATGCTACGGAATTGGTTGGTATAACAGCAGCCAATCAATTATTAATCTTAGCTCAACAAAGAGACGAAGTAAACAAACTAACTACAGAGTATAAAACAAATACTACTGCTTTATCGGATATGACCGATTTAATGGGTAAAACTTCTAAAGCAAAAGTAGCTATAATGAATAGTGCTATCGAATCTATGAAGATTGAGATTGGTTCATTATTAGCAGAAGCTTTACTTCCTTTAATACAAGAGATAACTGAGTTAGCTACTAGCTTTAAAGATTTAGACCCCTCTACAAAGGAGATGATACTAAAGATTGGAGGTTTAGCAGCCGTAATTGGGCCATTACTATTAACTGTCGCTTTATTTACTACTGCTATAGGTGCTTTAGGTGGAGCGTTTAAAGTTTTAACAGGTCTAATACCATTTAGTATAACAGGGATGAGTCGATTTGGTATTATGTTAGGTAAAATGATAATAGCAGGTTATTCGGGTGCAGGTGCTTTAGGGGCTTTGTCAGGTGCTTTTAGAGCTTTAACCATAGCTATAGCAGCAAACCCAATCGGATTGATTGCAGTAGCTATAACAGCTATAGGTGTTGCTGTTTATAAATTTAGTAAAAACACAGAAGAAGCTACTACTACTCAAGATGATTTTATGTTTTCTACTTGGGAAACGCATAAAGCCTTATTAGCTCAAGAAAAAGCTATGCTTGATGCTGAAAAAGCACAAAACAAACTTATACAAGCTGAGATTAATAGGAGAAAACTTGCCGATGTAGACATTAAATTAGATTCAGTATCAACCAATGATTTAAGTGTAGATTCAAGCGGTCAATTTGACCTTGTAGCTCATATGAAAAATCAAAAAGTTGAAGTTTTAGCTGAACTAAAAAGATTAAACGAACTAAAGTTAGCTGAAGAACAAAGATTTGCTAACGGAGTCAAAGCTCTAAGTATAAACATTTCAACTTCTTTTGCAGATTCCTTTGCTAATGTAGTAGCGAGTGGTCAAAACTTGTTTGAAGGTTTAGGTAACATATTTATAGAGATAGGTAAAATGTTAGTAAAACTACTTGTTAAATCGTTAATATTGTCAGCTATATTTTCTAGCTTCCCTGGACTCGGCGGTTTTGGTGCAGAAGGATTAACAAGCACTAAAGATATATTAGGTAGTCTAATGGGTGGTTTAGAAGGTAGAGCATCAGGAGGCCCTGTAATGGGTTCTACTCCTTATATGGTAGGTGAGAAAGGCCCTGAATTGTTTGTTCCAGGAGCAAACGGTGCAATCATACCTAACCACGCTTTAGGTGGTGGAGGTGGGGCGGTTATCCCTGATGTAAGAATATCGGGTAACGATTTATTGATTGTATTTGATAGAGCAGAACGTAGAAAAAACAGAAGGTAATCGGATATGGCATCATACGGAAAGTATAGAGATACTATAATTAAAGGTGAAAAGGGTACTGATTGGTATGTAGAGGTTCATAAAAAGGATTTTTCAGGTACATCTACTAGTATGACTTTAAGTGGAGAAGGTTTTGAAATCACTTGGAACGGACAAGGCTCGACTAGGGATAGAATATTTTTAGGTTCTGAATGTGTGTTAAGTCTTATGGTTCAAAACGATACTGACGAAACTGATTTATACAATATATTAGATGCAGGTTTTAAAGAATACTTTATTAGAATCTATAAAAACTCTGTAAGCACATCAACAATATGGTGGTACGGATGGATTCAACCATCTTTTGATACAGTAGAAAACGCTCCATATCCTTACGTATCTAAAATTACTTCTACTGACTCGTATGGGTATTATGAAAAGCAACAATTCACTACATTTTCTAGCGAAACACAGAAACAAGACAATCACAACATTTCAAGAATTTATTTAGATTTCTTACACAACACAGATTTAGCTGCTGTAAACTTAGTTGAAAACCCTAGCTTTAGCTCTAAAAAAAGTTGGGAGTTACGACCTAACGATACTGTAGCACAAGGATTTTTAACTATAAACGGAGAAACAGGAAGTAGAAAATCATTATCTTGCGAAGGTAATACTCTAGTTGTTGGTGATTCTTATGAAGTAAATATATTTGTACAAACTTACACTTCGGGTACATTAACTGTAATTGATGGCGGTAGTGGGTCAACAATTGGATTAATAACTTCTACAGGATTAAAAACTTTTACTTGGACTCAGTCCGCAGCAAGTGGAGGTAAAGGACTTCATCTTTACACAAACAACAATTTTGTAGGTGTATTAAAATACATTAGTGTTCATCAAACAGAAAACTTACCTTGTCCTAGTGGTGCTACTATAATGAAAACTGCTATAGATTGGCATATTGCTGCGGATCAAAATGTAGTTACAGATGATGCAAGTAAATATTATATTTGCAAAGGTGCTTTTGCTACAAACACTAATTTTCCTTTTGAGTATAAACAATCAGATGTTTTTGAAGAAGTTCTAAAAATATTTAATACAGTTGGTTTTTTAGCAGAGGGAACATACAACTTTATACAACCCAATCATTATATAGGCACTACAAACGGATCAAACACATTTTACAATTATAATAGCGAAACAACTTTAGCTACATCTTCTAGTGAATCAAATTTAATTAACATAGACCAATCTACTAACGCAATACTAGGTGGATCAAGTTTCACTTACGAAGCTCCGTTTAAATCGGTTAGCACCGTTTTTACTTCTATTGGTTCTGCTTTCGCTTTAGGGCAAACAGGTATAACTGACTTTGGTTCAGTTAATGACTTTGTTTACGGAGGTCAAATAGTGGATAATCAGAGTTATAACTTAGATTGGTTTTCTACTTATACAGAGACGATGCCTAATACTAATTTAGGTACTTTAGGTTCAGGATTTGCAATATACTCAGGTACTCAAAGTTTTAATTCTTACATAACTATTAAAGCTGTATCTACAGGAGTTGCAGATAAATATTTACAAATAAATGTCGCTAATAATGAATTAGAATGGACAGCCTCAGAAAAGAGAATTGTTTTGTCTAGAGGTCGGGATGTTAATAATCCACCAACAGATTCTTTTAGTAGTCCTTATTCATTAAAATTTAACACAGGTAGTTCTGTCGGAGCTAGAAGTAACCCTGAGAAATTTAATGAAAACGATGGTGATATAATTAAATTTACTGAGGCTAATAATGAATATAATTTTAGAGGTAGGTTAAAGTTTGCTGTAGAAATACCATCCTTACCAAACACAAGTAATATATTTGTTAAAATAGAAACTAATATTGATTACACTAAATTCAGAGCAGGGGGTGGTGGTGGCTTTAGGAGTATAACACCTGTAAATGTAAATTTAATTACTAAGTCATCAAAGTCTGAAGAAATCACTTTAGAGGCTGAAGAAACAAGCTCTATTAGCACTAATGAAGCTAGATATGTTGAAACAATTACTAATTCTACAGCTACAGAAAATTTTGATTTAGACGATGTTGTTATTGGTGTTACTGAGTCGAATGCTACTTTTGCTGTTACAGATATAAATAACAACGCTATAACCTCTAATTTTTACAGAGGTACTGATGCATCTAAAGGTGAAATAGCTACACAACTTTTAGTAAAAGAGTTTTTAGAATTACAACAAAGCCCACTTCAAATATTGCAAGGAAGTATTCAAAGTGCTAATATATCCCCTTTAGATATAGTTAAGTACAAACTAAATAGCGATGATTCAAATGCAAAATATTATATGTTCTTAGGTGGCACGTTTAAAGCTAATAGTGAGATTATGGATGGTGAATGGTTTAGAATAAAAGGAGACTAAGTTATGGCGAAAAGTTTACAAAAATTATCTAGTGATGTTGCAGCAATAAACTCTGCTGTAAAAGGCATAGATATAAGAACTAATGAGTTTTTAGCAGAACAAGCGTATGGTGTTGTTAGCACAGAAATATCCAATATAGATGGTAGTGGGAATCCTTTAGCTTTAGGTGTTATCAACCTAGATGCGAATATGAAAGGTAAAATACTTAAATTTTCTAAAGTTCTTCTTACTTTTCCTGACGGTTCTAATCCTTTAGTAATTAATAACGATTTTGGAAATCAGCCAGGCACTAATACTGAAGATGAATTTGTAGTAAGGTTTGGTTCAACAGGAGCAGAAATATTTCCTGAGACATCCTATCCTGTAGGTTCGCTTATATTAGGCTTAGACTACGAGGCAAATACAGTTTTGGGTGCATCGGGTAGTTCAGATTCAACTGGTGATGATGTACAATATTATTATGGTGGTGCTTTAGCAGGCTCATCAAATACTAATTCAGAGGGTGGATCTCCTCACGACTTTAAATTCAACCGTGCTTCGGGAGTAGTAACAGCTCAAGGCTTTACTTCCGCAGGTCTAGTCACATCAAAACAAAGGCACGTATTACATTGTGGTTTTTCTCACACTACTACAAGCAACGTATATTTACCATTTGGTTACGGAGGTGTTTTTGATAGCACATCAAGTTCGGGTTACTTAGAGTATGGAGGTTTTATTGCTCCTTGTAATGGTGTTGTGGAGTTTATAACGGTCAGAGGTGAACACCCTGGACTAGATACAAGTGTTGCGGTTAATGTTGCAACAACAGGAGTAGAAGTTCCTGTATTAGGCCCAGGCTCTTTCTCAGGTGGTATTGTTAATATGGGGTTTGATGACTCAGCTTATAAGTGGGACACGTTTACAAATCAAGGCGGTGTATCTAATAGCTTTTTAGCAGGAGATGTTTTAATGATTAGTATGAACGCATCAGCGGTATTAGGTGATGCAGTTGCAACGGCAGTATTAATATTAGATTGGAATAATCCTTTATAAAATAAATAGAAATTATGGATCGAAGTTCAACAGAAGTAGCAATCGCTCAATTTACAGCATTAGGATTAAGTTTTTCTGATGTAGAGGAGTCTTTACAGATTACTTCTCTTGTATTAGCAGTTACTTTTGGTATATATAAATGGGTAGCAGAAATTATTAAGATAAGAAATAAAAGTAAAGGGATGAGAAAGTAGGTTTTAACGCTACCTTTTCCCCTATTTTTTCATTACCTTTACTTATAACAAAAAAAACATTAATATGCAACAAATTTTAGGATTTTTATTAGACAACGGAGCTGAGTTACTTTTATCTGTTTTAGCAACTGCTAAAGTAATTGTTAGGCTTACACCATCCGTAAAAGATGATAAGGTATTTGGTTTAGCTGATGATTTAGTATCTTTCTTTATTAAGAATAATGAGAAAAAAAACCAAGAATAATTATGGCTATATTTACTAAAATGGCAGCTAAAAGTATATTCGCAATAGTACCTGAGATGTTTAAAGACCACAAAGGTAAATGGTCATCAAAACGAACTGTGTCAGGCGTTTTAGCTGTAGCCTCAGTAAGTCAAATAGACACATTAGGGATTACCTGGCAAACACTTTGTTTAGCTTTAATTGCTGTACTACCCCTTTGCTTTATGGGTGAACCGAAGTCGTGTACCTGTGATAAGAGTAAACTACAAAAGATATTTAACAAGAAATGAAAAAGGCTTATTTGAATCGTGTAAGTGAATCAGAAGAACAAACTTTAGGTTATTTTACTTTGTATAATGGCTTAGAGAAAGTCTTTGATTGCGTTACTTTAGAGTTACCTTGGTTGGCTAATATGAGAAATGTTAGTTGTATTCCTAAAGGTGTTTATAAAGTTGCACCTAGATATTCGCCTAAATACAAAAATCACTTTATATTAGAGGATGTTCGAGATAGAAAATACATACTTATTCATTCAGGAAACTTTAATACCGACACAAGAGGGTGTATTCTGCTTGGCAATAGGTTTGCACAAATCAACGCAGACTCCCTGTTGGATATTGCAGCATCTAGAAGGACTCTCGATGAGTTACTCGAAACCTGTGAAGGAAACGGATTTGAATTAACTATAGCCTAAATAAATTGCCTACACTACCAAAAGGAAGAGGTCGAGTTAAACCTGTTGACAAGAATAAATCTTGGGGAGGTGACACATCTTTTTATAATACATCTAAGTGGAGAAAACTTAGAGCTTGGTGGGTAGGTGGTAACCCCCTTTGTGTACAATGTGAAAGTGAAGGTAGAACAGTTGCCGTAAATGTAGTGGATCACATAGTTCCAATTAAACAAGGTGGAAGTAAATTTGGTTTAGGTAATCTACAATCGCTTTGCCACTCCTGTCACAACAGGAAAACTTATGAAGAAAACAAAGACAACAACTATGGCAAAGAGTGGTAAAAACAATAAATATAGAAGCGGTTATGAAAAGGATGTTTGTTCTAGGCTTGATGACCTTGGTGTTTGTTTTGAATACGAAACTAAGAATATATATTATGAAGTATCGGAGCAAAGGAAATACACACCCGATGTAATATTACCTAATGGCATTATCTTAGAGCTAAAGGGATGGTTTACGGCTAACGACAGAAAGAAAATGTTACTTGTCATAAAACAACATCCTGATTTAGATATTAGAATGGTATTTCAAAGACACACAAACAAATTATTTAAAGGAAGTAAAACGACTTACTCTGAGTGGTGTGAAAAACACAGCATCAAGTGGGCAGATAAATTAATACCTGAAGAATGGATAAAGGAAAGCGAAAGAAAACAGCAGAAGAAGTAGCCGAAGAAGTGTTCGGTAATTGGATTCAAGATTTAGAAGAACAAGACCAACCCGAATCGTGTAGCATTGATGATGAAGATTGCGAGGCTTGTGGAAGTTAAAAAAGAGGGGGACTATTTGTCCCCTTCATTAGTTATACTCCATTCGTACTTGAAGGGTTTGCTTTCCTCCTCGTTGATTAGCTTCTCCAGGTACACAGCTAAGTCCATTGCCTCCTCTTGAGCGTGTTTAAGCCATTGTAATCTACTCAAGTCTTGTCGCTCCATCGTAACACCATACTTCTGTTTACCTATATCAGAACGCTTTAGAATCTTAAAGCACACTTCTTCCTCTATCTTACTCATCTTTCCTTAATTATATCGTAAAACACAGGGTCAAGCTCTTTGATCCTAACTTGTATTATTCCCCAAGCATCTTTAACCTTACTATCATCGCCTATATCTAGTTTGCTACCTGTACCCGAATTGGCTACGTTTGATGCGTTCTGTTCCAATAAAACATCTATCTTATCTCTAATAGATTTATTATCGTAGTAACTTGGTGTGAGTTTCTTGTTCATCATAATGTTTTAGTTTTAAAGTCCACAAAACCCACTATCGCATTCGCTAAAATCTTCATCGAATAAATTAGTTTGATTTAAACTTCTTTTAATATTCTTGTAGCTAGTTTCAGTTTTAAATTGTGCTACATCTGTTTCAGCGTTCATAAACCAATTAAATTTATTCTCGTTTGTGTTACTTAAATGCTTCAATAACACTGGATTTCTATGAAAACAACCTACGCAATTATTCATATAAGCAAACCTAATTGGTTTTTCTTTCCAATATTCTTCTATTTTATCCTTAAATACGCTATCCATAATCAAAGGGAATGATGGAACTCTCCACGCTAATTCTTTCCATTTATTTCTACCATTCTTTGACCCTACAACAAATTTATCATATTGAACCCCATCCCTTAACCTCTCAATCATTGACTTGCTTCTTCTCATTTCATTGGCTCGATAACCTATACGCATATCGACAACTTCGTTTATGGTTTTAAACCACCATTCCTGAATAGGTTTTAATTTCATTTCAACTGTGCAAAACCTTTGAGCTTTATTAGGCAAGTAAACCTTATCACCCCTCTTGATTATCTCGTCAAACGATTTACCTGTAACCCAAGTGATTTCCTTTCCTATATACTGCTCTAAATCAAGCATAGTGTATATTATTTCATCCATCTCTAAAGTACCTATAAACTCTTTACCGATTCTATCTGATACTATTTGTCTTAATTTCGCATCAGGAAATAAACAACTTTTATCATCAGTCCTAACTAATGAGAATATATTGTAATCAGCAGGGTAGTTGGCTGCTATGTAACTTGAGGTTTTACCTCCACTTAATGAATTAATTGTTTTCATATACTTTTTGTTTGGTTCTTAACAAATGTAAATAAAAAAAAGGAAGAATCAAAACTGACTCCTCCTTTTCCAATTAACCAAACAATGAAAACCAAAGTTATGAACTACTAAATCACAACTAATCAAATATACAAAACTTTTCCTTTATCATAGTTTAAAAACGTAATATATTTGTAAACAAATTTCTTTCTACCAAAATCAGTTGACTCAGGCATAGTTTTCCAAAACCATTTATCAACCTTAATCTTGTTTAAATTATATACAAGAACCTTATCGTCATCAAAGAAATTTACATACAATCCTTGCGACCCTTTTTCGTTTTTGGTTCGTCTTAATATTCTCTCGTACTTGTGCATCTCCAGGAGTATTCCTTCGCTGTACTTATCTACAGCAAAATCTAAACTAAAGTTTCTTTGCTTCATTTCACAATAAAACTTTCTGTCATCCCACTTGTAAGTAAAATCCCAAAAATCATACTTTCCCTCGGAAGGAACACAATCAATTTTATACTTACTAGCAAATCGGTCTAACAAGTTTAGTTCTTTTTTAGTCACCTTTATCTAATTTAGTTAATATATCTAACTCTTGCTTAAGCTCTATAACAGCAGAAGCCATAGCCATTTCATTTGCATTAGCTAAAATCTTTTCTCTTTTATACGTTTTCATCATCGTATATACATAGGTAAAAGCAAAAGCACTTTCCTCAAAGACAGTCAACCTAGGTTGAAGCTCCTTTGCTCTAGGGTGGTCTTTAAATTGCTTATACATCTCAACTACCTCTTGCTGATGTGATATAAACTTATCTAAACTATCTAACTCATCCATATTTGGATCAGCATCTCTCAATAGGTTTATTGCTTTCATTGTTATCTCGTCTGCCATAACTTTTTATTTTAAATAGATTTTCTTAAATATCTCTACCATAACGTCAACAGTTATAGAGTTACCTGCTTGTTTGTACAACTGGCTATTAGAACACACCTTCTCCGCTTTACGCAAATCTTCGTCACTAAACCCTTGCAATCTCCAACATTCTAAAGGTGTTAACCTTCTTATCCTCGGAGTGTTTATATTGTGACTTCTGTCACCACCTAAATTAGCCATAAGAGCAGGTGAAACTCCATCAATATCATAAATTCTATTCTGCTGATATGGTTGAACACCCCCCGACTCTTTGCTTGGGTTTAATTGTACAACATTATCTTTAATCTCTACTGCTTGAAAGTTACCTGTATCAACGCAATAAGACAGGCCGTCTTCTCTAGTCAAATGTCCTGACCCACCATTTCCGTTTTTACTTGTTCTGCCGTAAAGACTGTGTGTAATAACTTTAGGTTTTTCTTTTTCAATAATTGTGTTATCTGTAGGACATAGAGCTGCATTTGCTCTAAGGCAATTAGCTACACCGCTACCATCTTTTGGTTCAAATTTAAAACCTGTACCTTTTTCTTCGTGTCTTGCTTTGTGCTTGTAAAACCCATCAATCATTTTTTTACTCAAGTAAAACTTTTCATCAACATTATCTTCAAGCACATCTTTTAGGCTTTTATCTAAAGGCATCTCCTTAGGGAAACTAAACTCTCTCCAGTTCCTAAACCCAACAATAAATATCCTTTCTCTGTTTTGAGGAACACCAAAATCTTTACTATTTAGAATCTTGTAGTAAACGTGATAACCTAGACCATTGTCTATTGTATCTAATCCTACTTGGCCATTTAAACTACCTCCTCCATTAGAAAGTATATCTATAATCGTTTGAAATGTTCTACCCTTATCGTGAGAAACTAAACCCCTTACATTTTCAAGTATAAAGCAAGTAGGTTTGTTGCTTCGTATAAACTCAGCTACATCGAAAAACAAAGTACCTTTTGTCTCATCAGCAAACCCTTTTCTTTTACCTGCATAACTAAATGCTTGGCAAGGAAAACCTGCTACATACAAATCAAGTCGCTCTACCTTGGTGTGGTCACGAGTAGTAATATTTTCATAAAACTTTCCTGGATCGTGCAGCTCTAGATAAGATGCTTTTGCGTATTTATCAATATCACAAGCAAACACATTTTCGTGTGGTATGTTTAATCTTTTTAGTGCAGTCTCAGGTGAGCCTATTCCACTAAAATCTGTTCCTACTTTTAATTTCATAGCTTTAGAATGTTTGGTTAGTTCTTCTTGCTTTATCTAATGGGTCTATTAGACTACCATTTTCATTTAGATACTCGAATCTACGTTTTTTATACGAATAAAACAAGTTAATAGGGTCTAACTCAGGTGTAGGTACTCCGACAAGTTTCTGAAACTTAATCTTTTGTACGTGGATCTCAGTTACGTTCCACTTATCACTCTGTGGATTTCTGTGAAAAACAAGAAAGTTATCCGCCCTGTTTCCAAACATAGCACCAAACTCTACATCGCTCATATTCGGAGCAGGTCGAGTACCGTCTTCGTTCCTTCTTCGGTTAGCAGCAGTACCTGGGTGAACCACAAGGTAGAACATAATGTCAAACTTCTTAATAAACCTCCTTATGTTACTCAAAGCATCATAGTAATACTCATACTTAGATTGCTTCTCTGCTGCTTTTAAATCATTTAAAGGGTCAAGAGATACACCATCGTAATGCTCGACTTGCATTATATCGCTAAACGATTGCAACACATCCTCCACAGTAGGGGTCTCATCAAATGTAAGTACGGTAAAATGCTTGTAAGCCCAATCAATAGCCATCAAGTAATCGTCTTGATTCATCCTATCTGAGAAGTCTTTGTCTGCTGTTTTACCGCAGTACATCTCAGCAATATCTATCATTAAATCACCCACAGGTTCGTTCTCAGGACAATACATTAACCACCTATAGCCATAGAGCTTAGATGCCATTATCATAAGAAATAATTGTGTAGTTGTTTTACCAATATTAGCGAACCCTGTCATAATAGTTAGTTCGCCTTTACGAAACGTATAGTGAGGTTTAAGAGGGTCTATTCCTGTGTGCTTACCTTTGGTGTACCCTTTGGAATATATATCCTTACAATAGCTTACTACCTCCTCACGAGAGGTCATTCTATACAGAGCCATAATTATGACTTCATTGCTTGAAGTTGACCACCTAAATAATCTGAATCAGGTTTAGTTTGCTTGTCTCTAGAAACCCATCCTGAAGCAGCCATCTTCCAGTTCTTCATTTTATTTTTACCTACCTTCCATCCATTAGACTCGTAGAAATAATAAAACTTTTCACCATCTTTCTTGTTACTACCTTTCAGTATAAAATAATCTACAGCTTCAGATATTGACAAAGGCTTTGCTTGTTCTTTAGATTCTTTTTTAGTCAATTGTTTTGGCTCTGACACCTGACCATCCCAATTTAAGTCGTTATCGTTTAATAACTTTAATATAGATTTGTGAACTCTATTATTTTCATTTAATGATGATCCATACTGAAATTCTATGAACCCTGTTAAATACCACCTTCCATTTGATAATATTATAATTCTTTCTTTGTTATCATTTACTTGAACTAAGAACCTATTAAGGTCTAAATCGTCACCAATAAGTAACTCAAATAATCTTTTGTTCGGTTTAAATATACCTGCGTGATTGCAATTGTCACAAATGTAAATCCAAAATAGTTTTTGCGTTAAAGACAGGTCTAAATACCAATCTTCATCCCATTTCATTGTGTCTGTAAATCTTTTAGCCATCATTTCTTAATTTAGTTTGGTTAATTTTAGATAAAGAAATAAGAGAGGGGCTATTACACCCCTCCAATATTAAAATGGTAAATCGTCAGCTTTGTGGAACTCCTCTTTTGGAGCTTCAACATTAGCTTTATCGTCACCACTTGCATTTGTAAACACTTTCCAAGCCTGGAGGTCAGTATAAAATTTGTCATTATACTCTCTAGATTCTACGTTAAAGCTAACGTCTACCTTTTGACCTACCTTGTTAAACTTTAGAAAGTTCTCTACCTTCTCTTCTCCAAATACACTAAAGAAAACATCCTTTGGGTATTCGCTTGTAGTTTGCACTACGAAACCTAGCTTCTTCCAAGTTTTTCCACTTGACTTAGCTGTTCCTTCTTGTACATCAGTAATTTTAGTGATTGTACCTGTAATTTGTAAGTTACTCATAATTCAGAATTTAATTGATTATACTCGTTAACAACTTCTTTGACGAAGTTAGCAAATTTTTTTGAATTTAACATTTCTTCCACTAAAATTTCTCTTAGTATCTCTCCATCGGTCTTTACATAAGCTCTAGTAATCAACTCCTCAGTTGAATCAAAGTCTGCATCGTCAACCTTAGATTCGGCTGATATGATTATGTACTCATCACAATTGTCTGTGATTTCTTCGTGTGCTACATCTAGTCTATCTATTTTCATAAAGCTCCATAATTTGCTCAGTTTTATCTTGAACTGTTAAACCAGATACTAATATTTCAGATATTCTAGTCTTTCTGCTAATGTTAAAAGTATGTTGGATCTCACCTTTAAACATCATATTCATTACTTTGTAATCTTTATCATACTCTTCTAAAATATCAAATGTTTTTTTAGAATGTATTACTGAAGAATGGTCACCATTTGTAAGTAAACCAATCTCAGATAAAGTTAAATCTTCACTCATACATAGGTAATACCTAAGAGAATGTCTAGCATTAGTAATGTGTCTTAACCTAGACCTACCTAACACATCTTCACTTGTTACTCCCCAATATCTTGTTACTACGGATAACCCTTCTTTTAACCTTCTCTTTCCGTATGGTGTTGCTAATTTACTTTTCATAATTCTTCGTGTATAATGTGGTTATTTGCTTTTACTTGTGTTTCACAAAACAATCTTTTCTTCTCTAATAAATCTATGTATTCCTGTCTACCTGAATCTAAAAACATATCAGAGCACCTAAAGATACCTATCTGATGTGGCGCATTAGATTCTATTACAATAAATACAAACTCCTTTGCTCCAAAGCCATCCATATAGAATGCCGCTTGCCTATTGTAAGCGTAACGATAAGCACTTTTTTTAAAGTCTGCTACATCTTTCCCTGTAGTCTTAATGTCTACTAGCATATCACCACCTGAAACTAATATATCCGCTTTACCTTTGCACTTAGTCATCGTATTAAAATCTAACCAACATTTAGGAACTTCCGTTTCACAGTTGTCTAAAATATCTTTTACTTCTTTACAAGCCAATAGTTTATTCTTGAGCTTTACAGCTAAAGAGTATTGATCCATAGTCATAAGATACTTTCGACCACTTGCACAATCTTCTTCCATATTTAATTTCCAAGCTTTATTGATTTTGCTAGTCATTCCCTTATCTCTTTCAGGTCTATCTTCAGCGTTAAATACAATAAAGTTCTCTTGGTACTTTTCAGGCTCTAATATAAGCGTGTGGACTAAAGCTCCAAATCTAAGAGCAGGTGAATCTACCTTTCCACCATTACGCATCTTCCAATAGTAAGCTGGGCCTCTCTTAATGTAACCTAACTGTGAATTAGTTACATAGTCATAGTCTCCGTAGTATTCTTCATCGGTATCAAAGGTTTTCATAGTAGTTATTCTTTAAGTTTCTTAATTAATCTGTTTGCATCTCCATTAAATAGCCACGCTACGAAGCTACCTACAACGTGAACTATAAAACAAATCCAAATCCACCAAGGTGCATTAGCTATTGATAATATCCAGGCTATAATAATTAGAAGCATCATCCTTTTAACGCTTTACCAATATTAGACTTCTGTTCTACACTACATTCATAACGTAACAGAGCTTGTTCTACTTGACTTCCTTTACCTGACTTGATAGCATCAAGCATACTCGTCTCAATCTCTTTAGTCATCTTCTGTCTACTTGGCTTCTTATCTCTAATCCTAAGAGCATCTACTATTTCACCAAAAGCTTTAACACCTTGCTCTACATAAAGGGTAACTTGTGTACCTACCCAATCTTGAACAAGTCCACTACCTGCTACCTTTTCGATTGCTTTAGCATTAGTTCGGTTGAGTATCATTGGCTTATCAAACTCTTTAAAACAAACCACAAAACAATCTTCTTTGCGACCTTGCTGCCCAGTGACCTTATCTGTATCTAGCTTGGTGATAGTGACCACCGCTTCTTTCTTTCCATCTAAAGAATACGATCCTAGATAATCGTAGTTAAACTGTTTTTTCCAATGTCCATTCATAATATATACTTGTTTTTAATTGTTACTTGTTAATAAAAGGGTGGGGTGGTATAAATCCCTAGCCGCACCACAGCCGAAAATGAAACTTTCACTTTGCGTACACTAGCTTACATCTAATAAGCTCTCATAAGAATTTTTTACAAATGAATTAATCATTTCAGTAAATGGAACAGAACAGTTCTTTTCTTCTTGCTTTCTTCCTGTAAGCATATGTAATGTATATCTTATAATTGGAATATTTTCACCATCATATACATCAGGCAAATATACAACTGAAACATTTACGTCTATACATAATTCAGAATTATTTAGATTCCAACACCTAATTATCATAGGTCTAATCATATTTATCAAATCTTTTTCCATTTGGTTAGTTTTTTAGATTGTTTAGTAATTGTTAATTATTTTACAAACATAATAAAGTTTTTTCAATTAAAAAAATAAAATCCCCCAGGGTTTCATTAAAAACACGTTAAATGGAGAAAAAATGAGCAGGGTAGGGGAGGGGCTTGGTGAGGGGTCAAAAATAGAATCCAGCAACGGTAGGGTGTACAGCTCGATCCAACTTTTTTCAATTAATTTGTCCATCCTATTGCATATTTGATTTATTTGTATTATAAAAATCCAGCATAAAAAATAAAATTGAGTAAAATTTATAAAACAGGACACCGAAAATTTGCGAGATAAATTTAAAATCTTACACACGTACATTTAGGGTCAAATGTTTTGCAGTTGTTAAAAACTTGTTTAGATTTACACCATACTAATCACAAAAACTAACCAAAAAAAAACACTACAATGACAAAATTCACTTACAATTTCGCTATTACAATTTTAATTTTATTAAACCTTATTATTTTAATCTTATTTGTTGCAACAAGTAACGAAGCTGCTTTGTATATGATGCCTTTCGGTATTTTTGTCTTGTGCTTAGTTATAAAAGATGCAATTCAGTACGATAAAAAAACAACTAAATAAACACTAACCACAAAAACCAAACACGATGAAACCAACAAAAAAAGAAATGATTCAAAATTTATTCGATGCAAATAATTTGCAAATCGATGTAACAAACTTATGCTTTGAGCAAAGAAGCGAAAATGTACCTTTTGACCATATAGAACTATATGATGAAATCGAATCTGAAGGGCTTTTTTACGTTGAAATTTTGTATTACTCGGAAGCTATGAGGTATTTAATGGAGTACGATAGATCCCTTTGCGAGTCTATGAGGATAGCAGACGAAATGGGCTACGATGCAAAAGATTTAAATAGTGAACTTTTAGCCTCTTTATTAGCCTCTTATTATATTAGAGAAGATTATTGTGAACTAACTGACCAAATTAACGAAATACTTAAAAAGTAAGATTATGAAAAGCTACATAATAATAAACGGAACTAACTCTATGATAATTAAAAAAAATTCTTTAGATGATGCAAGGCAGTTTGCTATAATGTACTGCGACCATTCAAAGGATATAATTGTCAGACACATTGACGTACTAAGAAAAAAAACAAACAGTAAATCAGGTACTATATTAATTAACTTAAATTAAACAACATTATGAAATACCAAATCACGCAAACAGAAATACAGAAGCTCTTTTTTTGGGAGTTTAAAAAAGTGAATACTTATAAGTTTAACGACTATAAAAAAGCGGTTGAATTTGCCGTTCACGAACAAATCAAAAATATAGATTGTATCATAGACGAAAATACAATCACAAAGAGGAAGCCATTTAGAAATATGCTTACATTCTTACAATTTAAAAAAGAAGCATATAACAATCCAATGCACTATATTGGGACTCGTTTCCCCGAAAATGTAAACCTTTGGAATTATTACATATATTTATTTACCACTAGACAATTTCATAAACTTAAAAAAGCGTAACGATATGAATACAATAGAAAACAACAAATTGATAGCAGAGTTTGAACAAAAATATTCAATAGGCTTCGGTCTTTACGACTTTAATGGATGCCATTACAAGTTGGATCAGTTGGAATTTCACAAATCCTGGGATTGGCTTATGCCTTTAGTAGACAAAATAGAGAGAGAGCATAAAGCCAACTTTAAAATTATGTCCAGTTGGAATGAATTCAATGAGTGTTCTTATTATCAGGTTACTATGAATATAAAAGAGGGAACTATGAGTAAAGATAGGGCTTGTATTTATGACCCGAAAAAAGTGTATGAACATTCGACACAAACGTGTAGGTGCAAAAAAAAGGCTACATATGAAGCAGTAATCAAATTTATAAAGTGGTATAATAAACAAAACTAAAAACGATATGGAAACAAAAAAGTATTTAGACAAATTTAAAAACGACACTGAACTAATTAAGTTTGCAAGTTGGTATAGTAGGCAAATGTATAAATTCGCTATTTTAAATATGAGAGACAACGAGCCAACACTAAAGGAGTATTTTAATAAAGACTAATAACCAAACCAAACAAACAATGAAAGCCGTATCTAATCGATGCGGTTTTTTTTGTGCCTTGTTGTATTGTATGGATCTAAGCTCAATTTAATGCAATAATATACCACCATATTAATACTAATCATTATCAGCCCATTTAAGGGCTTTTTTTTGTGCCTTGTATACTCACGTATCAATGTAATAAATAAATGACTGTAATGTATCTGGAATTGCTTTAGATTGGATCTTGTGCATATACACTACAATAGCGTTGCAATACCATCAATTTAAGCATCAGAAAATAGCTTTGAACACCATCAAACAACTTTGTCCCGTATTATAAACAGAAAAAAACGACTAAAGCCTGGGGGTCTGACCATCATAAAACTTTACCTCCCTTATGC